CGTGATTTATCCATTCTACAACCTATACATTGTCCACAGGGTACAGTAACAGGCAAATCACGATAGCCAGCATTAACGTTAAAAACGAGAGGCCAGTTCCCATTAGGATTACGCCCAGCTCGGGAACGGTAGCCAGTTGTGGGATAATAGCAAGGCACATCATTTTTCCTTTGTAAATTTTAAAGAACCCGCCCCTTCCCCCCCAGGGGGAACCCAGCAAATAGATAACGCGAGGCCGCGCTACCGCAGCTCCGCGACGTCCGTATGGTACTATAAACGTATACCACCACGATTGACAATGTTTACCGCATTGCGCTTTTTGATGTTCATCGCGCCACGCGTAAACCTTCTTTTGCTTGACTTATAATTTGTCCTTTGACGTCTCATTTTTTACGTCCTTTCTGTTGACGTTTGTGTGTCTCTTTTGTCGACCAATTTCCCTTCGAGTCCTCTTGTGACGTACTCTCGAAGGTTTCGATCGGTTTGTTTGAATTGAAGTTTACCATCGACCTACCCTGCTGGATATATTCCATTACCTTATCCATTACAGACAATGCCGTTCCAAATTTTCCTTTGTAAAGCTGACCGGCCTTAATGTGCTTTGCCTGGTCTGCTTCAACCGTACCGGTTTCCGCCTGTACTTTTGCCTTATGTGCAGATGTAAGGCCAGTCTGAGCAATAAGGTTTGCTATCTCAACTTCCATCTTACTAAGCAATTCTGCATTAATTTGCGTTTGAGAAATTTCCCTTGCCGCTGTCGCGGAATTAACTGCCTGCTGACTTACAAGAGTTTTTATTTCCTCGTTATTCTTGGTTATTTGTGATTTGTTTACAGTAGCTAAATTCCTACTGTTTGCTCTTGTCTGCATCTTTTCTGTCAAACCCTGAACGGGATTTTGCGTTTGTGAAGATGCACCTACCGGTGTTGAAGCTCCACCATGAGTGGCACTTAAAATGGGATTCAAACCCGCTTTTTCGAGATCTTTTACCTCTCTCTGGTGAGCCGAATTACTCATCCTTTCTTGAAATTTCATCTGTTTATTAGCCATCCAAGCGTTAGCTGCGCTTGACACAACAGAACCTGCTGCTTCAGCCGCTACTCCTCCCCAGAATCCCATTTCAGCTCCTTTCGTCTTTTTCTAACACTCTTTGAACTTTAAACGCTTCGCGTACAGTATCCATCGTTGGATCTATCCCTCTTGATGTCAACTTGTTACGCTGTCTTCTTACAATCTTTTCATAGCGTTTTTGTGACATTCCCGGTTTCCACTGATGACGACTTTTCATATTTATCCTCCTTTTACAATTTAGAAATGATCTATAAGTCCCGGAACACTGTACAATGGCATCGGACGTTCCATTTCAAGATCGAAATATACGTCAAGAATAACTTGTGGTTGAGCAGGTACAGCTATACATCTGTCAAGCGGTCCACCTACGTCACCTGTCGGATCCTGAATAAACGTACTGTTTAATGCCGGCAATGATCCGAAATTTTCACTTAAATGCCAGCTGGCAAGCGTTCCCGTCGCGTTACTACGCATAAGACCAGTTATTTTTGACGGATGATAACGGTATTCGGCCCAACGCTCTTGATATCCGAAAACTTCTTCATCCGCGGTCGTTCCCTGAGCGTATATCTCTTTGTTAAGAATTTCCTGCTCTCCGAGATGAGCAAGCGCCGGCAAGTAAAAATCGTATCTTGTTCTACGAGAAAACATTCTCGGAATCCCTTGCTGATATGTCAAGTCAGCTCTTACTGACACCATTCCTATTATCACACAGTGCTCGACGAAAGACTTGTAAAATCCATTTCCTTGCCCGTTAATAACTCCATAAGCTGCAAGATTTCCTTGCGGTGTCGTTGCATCCGTACTTGACGTTTGTTGTACTGGATTAATGTTAATCATAAACGATCCACCACCGAGGTATTCCGGACGCTGTACCCGAAAATCCGGACATGTAACTCCGAAATGCGATTTTATCATTTCGACATATCTTGTTCCTCCACGCGCATCCCGTTCCAGCAATCTTTGTAGTTGAAACGCTTCACGCAGACTATTTATTGTTGCAGCTGTCGCACTTGACAAATCCGCAATCAAACCTGACTCACCGGATCTTACCACTCCTAAACCGACTCCGGTATCTCCTCCGGAACCTACATAAGTACCGCCACCTACTGCGACATTATACATAGTCGATGATGTCATCATGCTATTCGGCGGAGTCGGAGTCAAATATGATCCTAAATTATGCCCTCCATCTGTCAAACCTAAAGTCATTCCATTACCATATACCGGAGCACTGTCACCGAGAGGAATTTCAATTGCATCGCCTTTTTGAGGCCAGGGTAATGCACTTGTAAAGTAGTCGTGCCTTTTTCCTCTTTTAAGTAAAACATAATCCGCTGTTGCATCCGGTCCGTCATCGAGATCTACTACTACACTGTCCTGTAAGTTTTGATCTCTGTACCATTCATTCCATATGAGGTTATACGCACGATGCCAAAAAGAGCAGACCGATATTCCCGCTTTTTTAGTCGCTATCCCAAAATAGTCTGATAGCGAATGTTCGAGCCATCCTCCTGCAGGTGCTACGATTTGCGGAGTAAGAAAATCTATCGAGTCGTCCGGATCTTTTTGTGCGCCGTTGAACTGCTCCCAATGATCCCAAATTAACCTAATCGGCACAGCAAAAAACTGCGTATCGCAATGCAAGTTATCCATTATCGGATGTATCGGCGTTGCCAGTCTACCGAAAAGTTGAGCTTTCAAATTGAACGTATCACCTGGTAGAGCCTCGTCCACATAAAATGGAACGAGGTACCCTGCATCCAATGTTGTCTTATATCCGTGACCTGCATTGAACTTTGCTCTTTCTGATTGAGCCTGAGGAGCACCTGAAAACTGGTGATTCATAACCGATCTCATATTAAATCTCCTATTAAAGTATATTATTTAGTGACACCGAATGCAAGCTTTTTAAGACACACAAACTTCGTTTGGTGTCAGTTGGCACAGTTACATCAAGTGCAACTACTGTGCCAATCTACTTTTTGCTCTTTTTAGGCTCATCCGAGCCATTATTTCCATCGATAGCAGCAGCTCCCTGCTCTGCTATCTGTTTCAGGTATTTTATCGTTTCCGGTACCTCCGGTGCCGTAACTATTTCGAGGAGACCTAAACGTATTGCCTCCTCATGATTTTCCGGATTTTCCATAAATTGCAACAATTTTGCCGGGTCATTCTGGAAACGTTCCCGAATTTTGGATGGTAGCTGCATAAATGCAGCCCTTGCGTCGATTATCTGATTTTGCATCTCCTGAAAATCGACCGCTTTTGTGAAATCGCCGAACATCGGCTGTTTTCTGTTTACAGATACGACCTGACCTTTCCGTGCTTTCTGCACGATAGTGTTTATATTGCATTCCTTACGAAATGCCTGCTTTACACGTGATTCCTCTTCATTTACAGACGGAATATCATTTACTTCTGAATATGCATTTCTGAAATTCATGATTTTTTCTCCTTTATCATTTTTTTTGCTTCTGCACCACCGATTACGAATAACGGCATCATCGGAACAATCAGTTCCTGTTTTGTCGGTTGACATGTATCCTCGAAATATCCCAATATGTAAAGGGAGTATTCGTCAGGAAAAAGCGATAACTGCACGTTTTTATCATTACACGCCACTGCAAACGATCTTGTTGCCTCTATTTCCGATGCCGCGAAAAACGGTGTTTTAAATTCCTCCGTTTTTTCATCCCTGATTGAAAAAATTTTCAACATATGTGATCCTCCGGTGTTAATTTGAATAAATTTTTATCATCTGTCGGTTTACCGACGACTTTTCCTCGTAACGGACATTTGTCCGACAACTTCGGTTTTAACTGAAAATACATATCGAACAGCTCCTCACACTGTTCTTTACTTCCGCACTCTTGACATTCAATGTTTTTATCCCTGCACCATTTATGCAGATGTAATAATCCGCTGTACATTGGTTTTTTTCTATCCGCAAATGTATCAGCCATAATTTTTAAACTCCTCTATGGACTCAATCATGAGTACCCTTTTTAGTTTTTTTACCTTTGCTTTCGCAATTTCTTCCTTGACACGTAACCTTTCGAACGTATTGTCCGCTTCGCGCAGTTTCGAGTTTTTTCTCCTTTCTCCCTTAATTTTTGAAAAAGTTTCCGGGTCATGCTGATCATAGATCTTATCGTAATATCGAGGTGGTTTACATATGATATCATCACGAACAACAACACTATCAGAAGGATATACATCACCTCTATACTGTTTAATCCATTCAGACGCAATGCCCGGACGCCTTGACATAGTAACATATTCAGGAATTCGTCCATTATATGCACTCGCTTTCTTTCCTGTCAATTTCTTGACAACGTATCTTGCTACATATGCAGCTGATTCGAACGTGACATCACCAATAGTCGAATAGCCGTAAGATATGCCTGTTTCAGGATCACTCCACAAATCCATAAGTTCAGCCGAAACATAAAGCTTGACGCCAGATTCTTCTTTGTAAAGAACCTTGTCTCCGAAATCGTGGTTAAATATACACACATGGTGGTGAGGTCTGCTATAGAGTTCTCCATACTCTCCGCAGTGAAAAAACCTGATCCTTTCGCCATATTTTTTCCTCAATCTTTTCATAAAGAGAACGAAGTCTCTTTTGTTAAGTGTATAATTCCTATCTGTCCAGTTATCATTATATGTCAATGTCACAAAGCAATTATTTTCATGTAAACTTGCCTCGTGTACACACCGAACAGCCCATTGACGTGATTTATCCATTCTACAACCTATACATTGTCCACAGGGTACAGTAACAGGCAAATCACGATAGCCAGCATTAACGTTAAAAACGAGAGGCCAGTTCCCATTAGGATTACGCCCAGCTC